TGTAAAGCATTTTCTAGTTTAGATATTCTTTCGCTTATGTTTTGAGCGTTTGATTTTACTACTAAATCTGCATTCAATGCTAATTTTCCAGCTAGTTTTAATATTTTTTTTACTTCTTCTTCTTTCATAATTAGTTTGTACTTCATTGGTTTAAATTAAATTGGTTATTTATCTTTATTTTTTGTTTTATTTTAACAAGTATTTGTTCTAAAATAATATTTTCGTCATAGATTTCTGTTCGGTCTTGAACGCATCTTATTGAATGGCAAACGGTTGAATGGCATCTATTTATTATCTTTGCAATTTCTTTGTGTGTGTCTTTTGTTAGCTTTTCAGATAAGTACATATACCTTTGTCTAGCATACACTAAAATCTCTTTTCTGCATTTAGATTTAAGCATTTCTTGCGATAAATTATGTTCTTGGCAAACTATTTCTAAGATTTCTTGTGATGTCATATTTCAAATTTTCGTGAAATTATTCTATTTAGCTTTGCTTCGGCAATTATGCTGTCGGCTAATTGTTTAAATTTGTCGTTTGTTTTGTAGTCGTTTTCAAACGTATCTAGCGAGTGAAGTATGGTTGAATGGTCTCTTCCTCCTACCTTTCTGCCTATTTGTTTTAGGCTATAACCAAAATTTTTTCTAATCAAATATATAAAAATATTTCTTGGGTTAGAATATATCCTTTTCCTAGATGTAGTTTCAATTTTAGTAACTCCTGCCTGATGCTCGGCAATTTCTTTAAGCCTTTGAACCTTATCATCGTTTATTCCTTTTACGGATGGAATTGTTACCGATACTTGAAAAAATTCTTCTGCACTAGGATAGGCTTCAATAAGTTGGATAGTCTTTTGATTAGCGTAATCTTTCAAGTCTTCCAATAATTCGTCAATTAAGTCTTCTTTGTCTTGCATATTTATTTTGGTTTAAAATGGTAATGAATCGTCATTTCTTATTGTTCTCATATCTTTTGGCTTTGCTTCTAATTCATTAAATGAATCCCATTCATAATATTTGTTTATTGCTAAATTTCCTCTTAAATTGACACCGCTTATGTGAACAGAACCATTTCTATTTTTAGGAATAATAACTTTTGTCAGCCCTTTTGTTGATTCATTATTTGAATCTAGTTCTATGCCATAATATTCTGGTCTATAAAGAAGTAAAACGGTATCAGCATCCTGTTCAATACTTCCACTTTCCCTTAATTCAGATAATTGTGGTAATGATTTACCTGCATCCTTCTCTCTTCCTAGTTGACAAAGAGCAATTACTGGTATTTTAAGTATTTTTGACAAAATTTTACACCCTCTACTTATTTCTCCGACTTCTAAATGTCTTTGACTATTGTTACCTTTAACTAACTGCAAATAATCTATAAAAATGGCAGATAAATCATATTTGCTAGCCCAAACTTTTGCTTGGGATTGTATTTGCAAAATAGAAATAGATGGGTTGTCATTAACCAATAATGGGAGTTCTGAAACTTTACCGCCAGCAAAAATCAAATTATTTCTTTCTATGGCGTTAATATTACAATTAATCAATCTCGTTTGGTCAATTTGTGTTTCTCTCGCTAAAAGTCTATTTATTAATTGACTTGTTGGCATTTCTAAAGAAAAAAATCCTACATATTTTTTTGATTCTTGCATTAATCTAACTGCAATATCAAGAGCAAAAGCAGTTTTCCCCATTGATGGTCTACCTCCAATAACATAAAAACCTTCTCTTAACCCAGCAATAGCTTTATCTAATTCATTTAAACCTATTTTAATTCCTGTTGATGTTATTCCTTCTGCACTTTTTTTGTGCATATCTATAACTTGTTTTTCGGTTTCTTTTCTCCAATCAATCTCATTTGCCCCGTTCATTATATTGTTTATTTCAACAAGACCATTCCCAAGCGAATCCACTATTTCAAAAATATCTATTTCTTCGCTATATCCCTGAGATATGGCTATTGAACAATTTTCAATAATTTTCCTAGCTATATATTTTTGAGCAATTATTCTAGCATGAAATTCAATATTTGATGCAGTTGCAACAGTATTAGTCAAATCTGTTACATAAAAAGCACCTCCTACTTTATCTAGCCATCCTTTTTTTCTTAACCTTTCACATACAGTAAAAATGTCTATTGCTTCCGATTTAGAAGCCATTTCTTCTATACAAGCATAAATCTTTGAATGACTATCATTATAAAACATTGAAGCATTTAAAATATTAGTTATAAGCAATATTGAATCCGAATTAAACAATAACGCTCCTAATACGGCTTTTTCTACTTCTTGTGCTTGTGGAGGTATTTTCCCATGTAAATCGCTATATGGTAAAGTCTCCCTTCTTTGGTTCTTTTTCTGATTGCTCATTTGTTAAATATTTTTTTTCTAAAATTTTGACGTAATTTGTTTCATTTTCAATTATAAAGTCAAATCCAAACCAACTATTTTTCATAGCAAAAGATTGAATTTTAACTATTTCAAGAATTTTATCTAGTGAAAAATCATCACTAAGCAACCTTAGTTTTAATTTCTTTTTACGAGCATCGGTTATTTTTACTACTTCCGATTTATTGTATTTTTTAGCAAAAGCATTCCACAATGCAATATTTAAAACTATATCTTTTTTATTTTGTTTATATAATTCAAAAACCTCTTCTGTTGATTTTGTTTTTAAATTTTCTAATGTAAATTTTTCTTTTGGCAATTTTTGTGTATCTTCTAAAATTTCATTTTGCGAAGAATCGTTAGATTCTGTTTTATTGTTTCTTTGTTTCTTTGTTTCTTTGTTTATTTGTTTATCTATACTATCAATGCTTTGTTTAGTGCTTTGTTCTGTGCTTTCACTTTGCTTTGTCTCGTGCTTTATCAATGCTTTATCAAGTGCTTTATCAAGTGCTTTGCAATTTTCTTTCAAAGCAATTATGTTAGATGAATATTGGTTTTTTGAATATTCTATCACTTCAATAAAATTGCAATTAACTAAATTGTCAAAATGTTTTTTATATACAGAATAGCTTTTTATGCCAGTTGCTTCCATTACTAATGAAGTCGGGAATCCGAATTTGTCTTTCCACCCTAAACGATTACAATGCTCAATCGCAAAAGAATATATCGCAATATCATTTGGTTTAATTTTTTCTGGGTTCTTAAATGAGTAATCCCAAAATGTCCTATATAATTTGAAGATGTCCATATATTCTTTGATTTAAAACAGATTTATTTCTTTTAATTGCAATTTGAATAAAAGTTTGTTCAATTATTGTTTCTAATTTTCTACTATGAAAATCTATTGATTCTATTATAGAAAATCCACCCAAACTATAATCTTTTGATTGCTTTATTTTATAAGATAAAATATCTTCTAAATTTATTTTCCTTCGAGATTTAAAGCAATTTTCTAAAAATGCTCTACAAGGAGTATTGACCTTCATGTTACTAAAATATAAAATCCCTTTTTAGAAGCATCCACGTTGGCACGTTTAATGAAAAGCAACCTCACACGCTCTTCAAAAGAAGCCCCTAAAAAGGGATTGATAAATTTTTTAGTATTCATGGTGAGATTTTATCTAAGACCGACTGCCAAATCGGTAATGCAAATGTAATACTTTTTTGTTGTTTTTACGATGCAAACATAAACAATATTTCCACAAAGTCAAGGAAAAAAATAAAAAAATTTGTTTTTAAATGATAACTTATTGATTTTGAATAACAAAAAAATTTATTTTGAGATGAAAAAATTGTTATATTTGCACTTGTGAAACCTCATACAAAAATTTATTTAGACCATTTCGGATTTGATTCAAGTGATTTTATTCCTTGTGAGATATGTGGTAGGGAGGCTAATGATATTCACCATATTGACTGCAAGGGGATGGGTGGAGACCCTAAGAAAACAAAGGACAAGATTGAGAATTTAATGGCTGTATGTAGGAAAGACCATGAGTTTTATGGCGATAAGAAGCAATATGTGGAGTATTTAAAGACCATTCATTTGCAGTATATATCAAATTACAAAGACAAATACGAAAAAGTAGGTAGATGAAACATAAGGAGTTTGATTTGCATAAGGCAGTTTGCAAGTATTTGAATGTTCAATATCCTGAAATTTTATTCATGTCAGATACTATTGCGTCGGTAAAGCTAACAATGGGTCAGGCAAAAAGAAACAAGGATATTCAAAAGCAAGGATTTAAAACACCTGATTTGATTATATTTGAGCCTAGAAATGGTTATAATGGCTTGTTTATTGAGTTGAAGATAGATAGTCCTTTTAAAAAAGATGGAACTATTTACTCAAATGAACATTTAGAGGGTCAGGCGAAGACAATAGATGATTTAAAGCAAAGAGGGTATTATGCCACATTTAGTTGGGGGTTTGATATGACAAAACAAATAATAGATAATTACTTAAAATGATTTTATATTTCGGATTTATATGTTTATTTCTTTTTTTCTTGTATCGAGTAGTGGTAAAGCGAAAAGAATTGTATCGTGCTTATGAGGCATGGAGAAATAGATTTGTGTTGGCAGAATACAAGAAAGTAAGGATGCCAATGCGATTTGAAGAAGCGGAGGCATTTGTAAATAGCCTTGCATCGGTAAAGAGAAAAGTAGCCAATGAGTATAAGCGGAACTTGCGTAAAGGCAGGATAAAAGAAGTTTATAACGAAAAGGGAGAAAAACATATTGTAAAAACCGAAAAAATGAAAAACTATGCTAGATAATGCGAAAGCAACAAAATACACGCTTGTAGAATTTATTGATATTGAAAAAAGCGCAAGTGGTATTTTAATAGATACTTCTTATGACGAAACAATGTATTATCCTAGAAAGGGGAAGGTGATAGTATCAAATGAGTTTGACAAAGATGATATTTTGTTTTTGCATAGATTGACTTTTAAAAACAATAAATCAAGGGGAACTTTAATTGAGCAGAACAAAGGAGTTGTTTTGAAGGATGAGATTGTAATTGCTAATAAAAAAGGTAATTGGGAAAGCTATAATGGTTGGTTGGTTGTTTGTCCGATTGAAGCAGAAAAAAAAGAAGGCATTATTTGGGTAGAGCAACCAAAATACAAGGAATTTGAGGCAGAAGTAGTCATTGGAAACGACAAATTTAAGAAGGGCGATAGAATTATTATGATGCGAGATTTCGATGTTCCATTGGAGGATTGGATGTGTAGCGAATTTGGAAGAGAATTATGGAGGGTGCATGAAAAGCATATTTTAGCCAAAAATAACTTCGAGTTAGTGAATAAAAAAGTTATGATTAAAGAGGTTGAAGATAAAGAAGAAGGCATTTTAATTGTTCCTAAAGATAATTCTCAAGGCAAAGGTATCGTGGTAAAATCTAACGATGAAGATGTGCCAGAAGGAATAATGGTTCAATTTGCCAAAATGGGTTCAACAGAAATCATGTATGAAGGAGAAAAGCATTTAATTACAGAAGAAAATTTTATTTTATATCAGTTATGACAGAAAAGTGTATTAATGGATATTGCCCGATAAGAGTAGGATGTGGCAAATTTTTAAACGAAGAAGGCGAAGAGGTTTGTTATGACTTTGAACGAGTAGAAGCCTCTGAAAGCGATGAGCAACAATGGCATTGCAATAACTATGAGGATATTATCTAAGACAGACATAGTAAAATCTTTTTGGTGGAGGCGAAAAAGCGATTGCCTATGGTATAGCTATTGTCTTCAATTCATTACTATTGTCAATATTAGAACTAATAAAAGAAATTTCAATAAGTTCTATTTCGATGTTGGATATAGTAAAAGCAGTAAAAGTGTTAAATCTATAAAGGATGTAGATATTGTTTTAAGGAATGTGGCTGAATGTAGCGGAAGTGAACTTCAACAAACATGGGATAGGATAGAAAAAGAGTACCTAAAACAAACTATTGACGAATTAAATATTGAAAATAAATGGATTTTAGTAAATTAAAGTGGGATGTATCTAAGCAGGATGATTGTTTTAAGAAGTACCCAGAACTTAAAGCGGCAATTTATGAGTTTATAAAAGATACAACACTTCCTTTGCCTACAATAACAATAGGAAGATTTATTGTATTAACTTATGCAATGAAAAGTCCTTTTGTTGAGCAAGAGGAAAATTTACTAAAAAGAAAAAGAGATGTATGTAGGTTTTTGAAATTAAATCTTGAAGAAGATAGCACCAAAGCATTGGTATCTAATGTGCATAGAGAATTGTGCCATGCAATTTGTGGGTTCTTACAATTAGAAGATAGACCAGAGTGGGCGCAATTGATGATTAATATAGAGGTGGCAAATTCTATTCAAGCCGACCTTTTAAGTAGCGAATCTAACGAAAAAAATCGTACAGATGCTTTATTTAAGCTAAATAAAGACATTTTTCCTGAAATTGAAAGGCTTAAATCTATAATTTTTAGCAAAGACAAAGATGTTTCAAATAAATTAGGTTCGTTTCTTGTAGAAAAAAGAATGGTGTTCCCAGAAGATTTTGCCCAAAAGAACGATGATTAAACTAAAATACAGCAAATACGAAGACTTTAATCCTGTTTTACTATTAAGAGATGGCATTCCAGACCTAACTCCTTATAAAGTAAACTTGCCTCCTCCTCCTCCAATGGAGGAATTTATAAATTTCGGACTACCAAAGGAAGAGCAGTTTTTTAAATACGAAGAAATCCCTGCATGGGTTAATCAGTACGACAGAGAAATATTTAAAGGATATGATGAAAGAGAAAGGTATGGAGAGATAATAAATAATATCCCAGAATACAGAGAATTTATATTTGACCAATGGAGAAAAAGAGAGGAAGGAGTATGGATGTATATTTATGGTAAGCCTTTATATATTACAGGTCTTAATTGGTTTTTTATTAATTATTACCGACATATGGGGCAAAGGCTATCGTTTAGATATGAAGATGCTGAATATTGGTATTGGTGGAAGTTTTGTGTTAAAGATAATAAGCGATGTTTAGGTGGTATAGAAATGGCTAGAAGACAAGAGGGCAAGTCAACAAGAGCAGGTTGTATTATTTTAGAAGATGAAACAAAAGGACAATATAAGTTTACTGGAATGCAAAGTAAAGATGAAAGTTCTATTAAAACATTTATGAGCAAATGTATTGTTGACCCATTTAATAAATTGCCTTTTTATTTTAGACCTGTTCATAATTCATCACGACTTGCACCTAGTAAAAAACTAGAACTTAGACACCCACACGATAAGGAGGATAGTTTATATAATTGGGTAGAAATTAGACCTGCATCTGAAAAAGCATTTGATGGTGAGACACTAACTGGATATATGCTTGATGAGGCAGGAAAGACAGAAGAAATGATGGTTAGTGAAACATGGGATGTTCATAGAGAGTGTTTAAGGCATTTAGGAGGAAAAGGTATTGTAACTTCAACAGTCGAAGAAAGTACAAAAGGAGGCATGGATGAGTTTAAAAAAATATGGGATAGAAGCGACCATGCAGAACTAAATGTAAAAGGAGAAACAGAAAGTGGATTGTATAGGTATTTTAGACCTTCTTTTCAGACAATAAGATTTGACAGATATGGATTTTCTATTGTAGATGATCCAACAGATGAACAACGCAAATGGTTAGAAGAAAAAGGGGAAGTTAACCCACACATGGGGGGCAAGGAAATAATTGATGGTATGATAGATGCCGTAAAAGACACTACTAAAAAAGCGGCACTAATTCGTAAATATCCAAGAACAATTAGGGAAGCATTCAGAAAAAATGCAACTGATTGTCATTTTGATATTATAAGAATTAACCAACAATTAGATAAATATTTATATTCAGACAATGAGGTAATAGGCGGAAATCCAGATGTTATAATTGGTAATTTCTCATGGAAAGATAATAAACAAGATACAGAGGTAGTTTTTAGAGAATGTCCAGAAGGTAGATGGAAAATACATAGAAAGCTATTTAAGTACTTATCAAAAAGAGCTAATCAATTTAGATTTAACAATGTAGGCGAAAAAATACCATTAAATAAGAATTTAGGTTGCTTAGGAGCAGACCCTTTTAAATATGATGCCACAGATGAAAAAAGAAAGTCTTTGGGTACATTTCATGGTTACGTAAATTATTCCATAGGTATAGAAAATGAGTATCAAGAAGATGGTGGAGAAGGTCAAATAACGGACAATTTCTTTTTAGAATACGGATATAGACAAGACAACACAATGCTTTACGGGGAAGATGTGATTATGAGTTGTGTGTTTTTTGGAATGCAAGTATTCCCCGAAATAAACGTGCCAACACTTGTTCAATATATGAAAATAAGAGGGTATGGAGGGTATTTGAAATTCAGAAAAATGTGGAAAAAAGTAGAAGGCAGATGGACTTTTCAAGTAAGTGCAAATGCAGGTATGCAGACAAGTTCCGAGCAAGTAATAAACTCTTTATTTTCTTATGTAACCGACTATCTTTATAATCATTGCGAAAGATGTGTATTCCCTAGAACATTAGAGGATTTTGCAAATGTAGAAAGGAATTATTTAAAGGACTACGACTATTTTGTGAGTGCAAGTTATGCTCTTTATGGGGCAAAAAATGACCATGTAGAAGATACAAAAGAAGATAAAAAAGAGAAAGTAGAGCAAATGTCTAACCCGCTAAACTTCTTAAAAGCATAATATTTTTTAATAAATACTTATTTATTTTAAATAAGTTTTTGTATTTTTGCAATGGGTTAAAAATTTTATTTAAAATAAATTTGGAAATAAAATAAAAGTTATTAGATTTGTATTATGATTTGTCGACCCCCCTCGATAGATAAAAAAGCAAAAATTTAATATTAAAATATAAAACACGCTAAAATTACCGAGGGGGAACTAATGGAAAAGAACATTGGGTCGGTAAGTCTGAGGCGTGTTTTTTCTTTTTACTCTGTTCTCAATGTCTAAGAGTTAAAATAAAAGACGATAATTAAAGCAAAAACACACTTCCTCAAAACTATTCAGTTTAACAAGTCAATTCTTATATGCTCTCCTTAGCAGGAACATATACTGTGTAAATGCCGATAGGTTGATGAGTTATTCAGAGATTGAGGTGTCGTAGCCGAGCGACTTAAAAAAACAACGGATTTGCATTTATTGCGAATTAGTATCACAGGCTTCATGGAATAGTTTTTTGTTTGTTAGTTTAATTGAAAACTAATTGCTGTATAAATACATTTACACAGTATAAAGCTATTCTTGTGTATATAATAAAAAAGTATTAAATTTACAAATTAAAATAAAAAAAACATGGAATTTAAAGGTAGAGTAGCAAAAACTCCGAAATTATCAGAAGGATTAACAAAAGCAGGTAAAGATTGGGCTTCATGCGAGTTTATTATTGAAGAAGAGGGTCAATACCCACAAAAAGCAAAGTTTAAGTATTTCGGTCAAGATGATAAGGTTAAATACGTAAAGCAATTTTCCGAGAAAGCCAAAATAGGCTCAATGGTTGATGTTAAATTTAATATCAAGTGCAATGAGTACAATGGGAATGATTACGTTGAATTAAACGCTTATTTTGTGGCATTGGAATCATCAAGTGAGCAAACAGAGCAATTTGAAAATCAAAATCAAGGCAACAATAAAGAAGAAAGTTCAGATTTGCCCTTCTAGTGTCAATAACTTTTATGTATTTCGATAAATAACTTTATATTTTTGTATAAATTATGTACCCATCCGATTTAATTGACCCTTTAGAGAAAGGAAAAGATTATTGCCTTAATTATATTAAGGAGATGGAAGTTCAACTCTCAAGAAGTGAGAGGAGAAAGTCAATGGTATTGCACAAGCAGTATGCTAATGCTTTACAGCCGACAGAAATATACAAAGATTTTTTTAATCCTAAGAAAGATGGCGTTCGGTCAGATACGTATATTAATACGAATTTTAAGAACTTGCCTATTCTTGTTAAGTATAAAAATATTGTAATTAACTATTTGTCTAAGCGAGATTATGATGTTTACATGGATGCGATTAATCCGTTAAGCATTCAAGAAAAAGCAGATAAGGAGTTAATGACTTGGATTAAAATGCAGTTACAACCTGTTATTCAGGATATAAATGCACAAGCGCAAATTCCTAGTATTGCAGAGGAACTTCCTGAAACTAGAGAAGAGTTACAATTGCAAATGTTATTTGGTTTTAGACTTCCTTATGAACTTCAAATGGAATTAGGGGTTGAAATGATTAAAAACGAAAGCGATTGGAATGACATAATGAAGCGAATAAGAGAGGATTTATTTGCGACAGGATATATGTGTGCTAGTGTAGAAATTGACAGCATTTCTAAAAAGCCTAGAATTGAGTATTGTCCAATTGAGGATGTTATATTTGAGGAATTTACTGGATTTGATGGTAGTAAGTCAGTAAGAATTGGTCAATACAGATATATGACAATTGCTGATTTAATGTTGGAGGCTGGAGACCAATTGACGCCAGAGCAAATTTTAGAAATTGCAGATAAGGTAACAAATAAGCATGGTAATCCGTTAGATTTTAATAGATTTAACAATGAGCATCACTCATTTAAGATACAGGTTTTAGATTGTCAATGGTTTTCTGTTGACACAATTAAGACCATGAGTGGTTATAGTTATGGAAACTTTTTCAGAAGAAGAGTTGATTTTAAAGAGCCTGTTGGCAAAAAAACATGGAATGATAATGGCACTTTAATTGAAAGAGAGGTAACTGCGACTGCAATTAAGACTGTTTATGGAGGAAAATGGATTTGTGATACTAATTACATATATGACTATGGCAAGGCAAGGAATATTTTGAGAAATCAAGAGAATCCAAAAGAATGTTCATTGAAGTTTAAGTTGTATAAAGCAAGTGAAGTAAGTCCTGCGGGTAGCGTAACCGAGTTTGTTGATGCAATTCAGTTATCATGGATTAAAATGCGTAATGTACTTGCAAAAGCTGCTCCAAATGGATGGGATGTTGACTTGAGTGCATTAGAGGATATGGTAATGGATGGTAAAAAGATTTCTGTTTCAGATACTTTAAAAATGAAGATTGAAACGGGGATTGGATTATATAGAAGAAAAGCATTATTGGAAGATGATGTTTACAATAATAGTCCAGAGCCAATTAAATATAGTCAAGGTGGTGTAGGTAGCTTGATGTTGGAGTTAATAAATGACATTAATCAGAATATTGAGTTTATTAGACAAGTTTTAGGGGTAAATGAGGCAATGGATGCCTCTACTCCACAAGCAAGTCAATTAGTAGGGGTACAGCAAATTGCATTGGCAGGAAGTCAAAATGCAATAGACCATTTATTAGATGCACAAAGCAAAATAAATGAAATCATTTCTACTGATGTTGCAAGGTCAATACAATTAGTAGTTAAAACTTCAAAAGAAAAGATAAATGGATATGTTTTGACCGATGCAGGAAAGCAGTTGGTTCAAATCGGGAATGAGGTTATAGAAAAAGAAGGCGAAAATATTATTTATTCGTGTAGAGTAGAGGCTAAGCCTACTGATGGTCAAATAAGAAGTATAATGGAATCTTTGAATATGGCATTGGCAAATAGTCAAACGCCAGATGCAGGTGGATTGGAAGTAAGCGATAAGATAGAAATTGAGCGAATGATTAATAGTGGAGTTAATTTAAAATTAGTATCTTTGACACTTCAAAACAGAATTGACAAGGCTAAAAAGAAAGCGGCTGAAAATGCAAGACAAAGAAGTGAAACAGAGCATAACAATAGAATGCAAGAAATTCAAAGTTCAAGTCAAATGCAAGCAGAAGCGGAAATGAGAAAGCACCAAATGGAGAAAGAAATCACTTCATTTAAGACTGATGAGGAAATAAGAAAGATGGAAGCCGAAATTAGATTAAAAAGTCAATTAGATGCTTTAAATAGCGAGTTTAGAAAAGACGAAAAATTAACACAAACACAATAAATTATGGCAATTACATTTTATGATGAGGGTCAGGAAGCACCTAGAGATGTTCAACAAGTAGAAGAACAAGCACCTGTCCAAGAATCACAACAACAAGAACAAATTCAAGAACAAGCACCGATAGATTATGGTGCTTATATCAAAGAAAAGTTCGGAGTTGAAGAAACTGAATTAAGTCAAAGATTAAGTAAAGTAGAAGAGTATGAGAGACTAAACAAAGAGTTGTCAGAAGCTACTCCTTATAAAAGTGATTATGCTAGACAAATTGATGAGTTAGTTTCAGAAGGGATGGATTTTGACCAAGCAATTGAGTTTATGAAACTAGACATTGAAAAAATGGATAGTGTAGATAAAATTGCAACACATTTGAAGTCGACAGTAGCCAAAGACCTAAATATTAGTGAAATTAAAGACTATATTTTAGAGGATTTGGGTTATAGTGTTGATGGGCTTGATGCGGAGGATAAGGATAAAATTTGGTCAGAATTAACTCCTTCGCAAAAGATAAAATTAAACAAGTTGACTGATGAGGCAAATACATTTTTGGCTCAAAAGAAAGAGAACTTAAAAAATAATGCACCTAAACGCCATGAGGTATTACAAGGAAAAGAAAACTTGGAAAGAATCAAAGCGTGGGAGCAACAAATTCCTAATTTGATAACAGATAAAATATTGCAAAAGATTAAAGACAGCGAGGTTGTATTTGAATTATCGAGTGAGGAGAAACAGGAAGTTGCAAAATTAACTTCTAATTATGTTCAAAGCGTTGGACTGGATGTATCAAACAAAGAAAGTTTAGAACACGTTCAATCTTATATGCAGAATATTGTTAGATTGCGTAATTTTGACAAATTTTTAGAGTTAGCCTACAACTCTGGAAGTTCTAAACAACTTGATAAGGATTTGCAAGAATTTGAGAATCCTAATCTATCAAGAAGTAGAACAGCCACAAAAGAAAAGGGCAAGGTAACATTTTATGAATAATTAAAAACAAAAAAGCAATGAAAAGATTTATTTTTTTACTCGTTTCAATGTTTAGTATCGTTGCTAACATTGATGTATTCGGCACAACAACTGCCACTTCAACGCAAGGAACAACAGGCTACATGAGCGCATTAGACCTAACACAATTGGACTATCGCAGAAAAGTAATGAAGCCTTATGGAAATCAATTTTCCCAATTTGCCATGACTATCCATGAATTAGGATATACAGGCACAACTGCAAATCAGTTAAAAACTATCTTCAATGAGGATTATTTGCATGAAACATTTATCAATAAAACAAGTGCTTCGGCAGGTGCGGCAAATGCGGCAGTAACATATACTCTTGATGCAACAGCAGTAGATAGCAATAGAGGTTATTACCCGCGTGTTAATGATGAATTAAGGTTTAAAAACGGAACTATTGGAGTTATTACAGCAACAGGCGGAACAACTTCTGCTCCTACTTTTACTGTATATCCAAAGCAATTAGGCGATAATTTACCTGCGGTAGCGGCATTAGAGGAAATCACTATCCTTTCTAATACTTTTGCTCAAGGAACAGACCAACCTGATGCACGTAGAGGTTCTACTTTTAAAGAAACTTTCACAATGAAAATTTCTAAAGAAACTTCTGAAATTACAAATAGTGCAGAGGCAGAAAAAACATGGTTTGAGGATGAGTATGGAAATATCGGAACAAAAGGTTCAGTAGATGCTGAAATGAGATTAATGAACGCCATTAGTGGTGCTTTATTGTTTGATGTGCCTAAAACAAACTCTAACTTGTCAACTAATCCAATTAGTTCGGTAGTAGGGTTAAAATCTTATATCAATAGCGGTGGAAACGTAGTAAACTATACAGCAGGTTTGTTCAATGATACTATTTGGGATTCTTTGATTTCTAAATTAGAGAAAAACAATGGTGAAGAAGAAAACTTAGTTTTTGCAGGTGCAGAACTTTATGGAGAAATCGAGAATAAGTACTTTGCTCCGTTGTCAGTAGCTAATTCAGAGCCGTTCTTAGGAAATGGATTTACTATTTCTACTAAAAGTGGTGTTATGAGTGGTAAAGAATTGAATATGTCTTTCGTTTCTTTAATGAAAAGAGGGTACAAATTCCAATTTATCAAACATAAAGAAATGGCAAACCCTAAAATGCACAATTTGAGTGGCTATAAAGACAATTACAATGCCTTTATCATTCCAAATGGTGTAACAAGAAGAAAATCTGAAACAGGGTCTTGGGAAACAGCACCTTATATTGAGGTTCTTTACAAAGCACACAATGGACACAATAGAAAGTTTGTTATTCAAAAAAGAGGTGGTATGGCTCCTGGCTTAAACCAACTTGGTCAAGATATTACTAAATACGAAGCGTTGGCAGAGTACATGAGTGTATATACTTGCAAAAACAAATTTGGTTATATTAACGCACTATAATCTATGGGAAGGGGAGGCTAGTAACTTCCCCTTCTTTTTTTCTTTAATAAAAACAAAAAAATATGTTATTTAAAAACGACAAAAGATGGGAAGCAACAGAATGGCAAAAATATTTGCCTGAATTTAAACTTCCAGTAGTATTCAAATTAAAACAAGCGGGTATAAAAGAGTTTGAGAACGGGAGCAAAATTCCAGTTTTTAATGACGAATCGTTTGAGAAGAAAGCATTTTTGCTTGTAGATAACGAGCAATGTACTATTGTTCAAGGAACACAGCAAATCATTAATAACGAACCACGTTATCAAGATGCTATTATGAACTTTGACAATGGAACATGGGTAGCAAATTCACCCGAAGAGGTATTTATTGGATTTTTTCATCCTGCTTGCGAGATGCCAGAGGCAAATAAAGAGCAGTTTGCGGCATTAAGTCCAAGAAGAGCAGTAGCCCCTAAGTTTTCAATTTACGACGCAAAGGTTATTTCTACTAAGAAAGCCAATGAGAATAAATTGATTGCTAAAGTGGTTAGCAAAATGTATGAAACAACAGAGAAAAGATTGCGTGCTATTTACATTAGCGATGGTTATGGAGAACACGAACCAAATGCTAGTTTAGAGGACATTCAATTGTATTATGAGCCATTAATCAGAAAAGATGTAGATAAATACTTTGAGGTATTTTTCAACAGCGAAACTCCTGAAATTTCAAGTACGGTTTATGAGGCATTGAAAAAAGGCAGGTTAAAATATAAAAAAGCATCAGGCACATTTACGATTGCAGGTTCAACAGAGCCTTTCCATATTGTGCCAGAAGGATTAAGAGAAGTGGAGATGGCAAATAAATCATTAATCACAATGATTGAGGCTAATCCAGACAAGACAATATTAGTCGCTTTGCGAGGCGAATAGTTGGTTTGATTTAATTTGGTTAATAGATTAGGGGGTGTCGAGATGACGCTCCCTTTTTTTATTTAAAATATTTTAATAAAAACTTGTTATTTTAAAACAACTTCTTTATATTTGCAAACAAAAAAGATACAAATGGAATTTAAAAAACTAACCCCTGCGAGTGTGCAAGCGTTGAAAACAGAAGAATTTAAGAAGGAGTTTTGCAAATTTTGGCAATGTCATCCACAAACATTTAATAACTATAAGAAGCAGTATAGCGAAGGAGGAGGTAAGGGTATGGTGATGATTACACATGATGCCACATTGCATTTGTTGTTTAATTTTCGTAAATTGCACATGAAAGATTACACATTAAATAACATAAACGATTTGCTTATTAAGGATGAAAAGGAAAAACAAAATAACAAAGCTAAATGAATTGATAGAGGAGGTTCTATACAATTTAGAAAAAAAGGACACAAACCAATTATTAACAACATAAAACCAACAGAAAATGAGCGAAGCAATATTGAAAATTAGTGAAAGCAACATGACAAATTTATCAAAAGAAGAAGTGTTAATTGTAAAAAACACCGTTGCTAAAGATTGCAATGATACAGAATTAGCATATTTCTTAGGAGTTGCAAATTCTTACGGATTAAGTCCATTTAAAAAAGAAGTATGGTGCTACAAAGACCATAAGAATAATATTGTAATTTTTGCAGGTAGAGATGGATTTCTGTCTATTGCTAAAAAAGACCCTTTTTATAGAGGCGTTTATTCACAAGCGGTTTATTCTAAAGACATTTTTGAAGGTGATTTAAACAAGCCTGATACAATTGTTCACAAGGTTACTGGATTTGAAAGAGGAAATTTAATCGGTGCTTATGCGATTGTACGAATGGAAGGCAGAGAGCCATTGTGTAAAGTAGTAAAGTTTGCGGAGTATAAAAAAAGCAGTCCTACATGGACTAATTATCCTGATGCTATGATTTGTAAAGTTGCAGAAAGTTCGGCATTAAAGATAGCTTGTGGAATAAGTGGATTATCAGCAGGTGAAGAGGAGATAAAAGAAACTTGGAGTGTTACCGAATTATCTGTTTTAATTGCCAATGCAGAAAGTATTGATGAATTGTTGTTGATTGAAGAAAAGCATAAGGCTCAAATATCAAAGTCGATAAATTTGTCAAAAGAAATGTTTGAAGCTAAAAATAAATTCAAATGATAGTTTTATTTGATTACGATTCGATGATATATAAATCTTCTTATCGTATTGTATCTTTTTCTGAAATTCGCGAATTTATTGTGAGCAAAGTAAGTAGAGATATAATAGAAGAAGAAATTGTAAATAGGTCAATAGACCGAATGCAAAACATGGAGCAAAAAATATTTGAGGAAATTGAGCAAACTGGTGTATCTATTGATAGTGTTGAATATTATATAACTACTGCTAAAAACTCAATAAGAAAGCAAATTTGTAAAAGATATAAGGCTAATCGTAAATCAAATAAATGGGTAAAAAAGATTAAAGAAAAAATCATTTCTGATTATACTAACTTATTTTATTCTGATGAATGGGAAGCGGACGATTTAATTGCAGACAGAGCCAAAGAGCAAGGCGAGTTTATTATTTGCTCACTAGACAAGGATTTACAGCAAATAGAAGGCATACACTACAATTACTACAAAGACAGAGAAACGAATGAGGCAAAGGGGTTATCAATTGTTGGCAAATTTGAGAGTATTTACACTTTATATTTTCAGATGTTAGCAGGGGATAGTGGAGATAATATTGTAGGAATAAAGAGCATAGGAAAAGAAAAAGCTAAAAAGCTACTTGATGGGTGCAAAACAGAATATAGCTTAAAAAACAGGGTTTGTAGGGCTTATTTGCATCATTATAAAGACAGAGCCAAAGAAGAGTTGATTAAGCATTTTAGGTTATTAAAATTAGGAACTTACAATTAAAACCAAATTACAATGATAAGCCAAAGACAATATTTATATGCTATTAATATTATTAAACAATACAGAAAGCAATGTGTTGAGCAAATAAAAGAAATAGATGACAATTCAGGTAAAGTATTTGAATTAAGAATTATGTTAATTCGAGATACCGATTTGTCTTCTAGGGCTAAAAATATACTTTTAAA